ATCGACTTCAAACTCGCTCATAGCGGCTTGCCGTCGAGGCTGATGCGCTGGCGCGTGCCACCCTCACTGCCAGACGACGAAACGCTGCTGCGAGATTGAGTTGGCCGATAGGTCGGACCAGCACTCCGAGACATGCCGTTAACGGCGATCTGCCGATTAACTTCCTTCTGCGCGATGACCTCTTTCGAGTCTCCAGGCTGCGGGAAGTACTGACGATCCGCCGCCACATATTCGTCTTTACCAATCGCAGCCCCAGACTCCTTACGGAGTTGCGAATAAATAAAGTTGTTCTTTGCCTGCTGGTAGCGCTGATATTCAGCCGAGCGAACTTGATTGGCAGCGTAGTCGCCAATGAAAGGAATAGAGCCTACTAAACCGCCTTCTCCAGCGGTTTGCACCGATATTGGCAATTTTGCCACTACTGCGTTTGCTTCCGCCATACGGTCTGCGTAAGTCGCAGCAAGAGACTGCGTGTCATTCATTGGCTTCGTGCTTTCGCGGCGGTCATGCTCCTCGGCGTCAAGGCGGCGCTTCTGCTCGGCCTCCGACTGTGCATCTCCGCGCTTGCGCCTGTATTCGTAGTCGCCCTGAAGGCGCTGATATTCCAGCTTCTGGTTCTCAAAAGACACGTCTAGAGCGCGCTGCATATCCGCGACCATGCGCTGCTCGGCTTCGGCCGGGTTCATGCCGTAGCCGCCACGGCGCAAGCGGTCGATGTACGGCGCGGCCATCTGCGGGGGCATGTCACGCGGCGTCATCCGCTGCGGAATCTGCGGCTGGGCAACCATCGTCGGGCTTTGCACGCCCTGCGGGGAGGGCGTCGGCGGCATACCGTTGGTGTCGGCGGTGCCCTGTGCGATCTGCGGGCCGGGGCCACCCGTAAGAATGCGAGCATAGGCATCAACCGGCATGGCCTTGTTCGCGCCATGCTCTGCGCCGTGAACGCCTCGCGCGAACTTGGCCGCCGTCGCAGGGTCGTTAAGGTCTAGCGGCTGATTCGGGTCCAATCCGCCAATGCTGGCGACGTTGATAGCCCACTGGCGCGGATCGTTCGCACCGTCGCCCACGGGCGCCCACCGCTGGCCGATCTGTACCAGCGTCATCGGCTGGCCGTTGTTGAACTTCGCCGGATAGGCCCTGACGTTGTTCACCGCGAGGCGCACACCATCGTCAAGCGTCGCAGGCTGTTGGAAGCCACTGGACGCACCCACCGGGCGCACGTTGCCGATGTTGTTGGGATTGACGCCACCGCCGCCCGAAGGCGGACCCGCCTGCGTAGGACCGGGCGCGCCGTAGCCGCTGGCAACCTGCCCAAGCCCCTGCGTCTGCCGGTCTATCTTGGCCTGTTCGACGGCCATCTGCCCCGAAATCCGAGCGCCGTACTCGGGATCAATCGCAGACAGCAGCCCAATCCGCTTCTGTGGGTCCTGTTCCGCCATGACGGCGGCAAGCTTGGTGTTGCGGTCCTCGGTGGCCTGCTTTTCCTCGGTGTCGGCCTTGTACGTCCCGTATGCACCGGCCAATGCCTGCGCAAGACGCGCCGCACCCTGCCAGGGAGACGACACAGGGCTTGTATCTGCTCCCTGCGCGGAGAGGCGTTCGGCAAAGGAGCGCCGGGTATCGTAGGGGCTACGGCGGCGGCCGACGCCCGCAAGCGTGTACGCAAGGTTATCGTCAGGAAGGACGGTCATCCGGCGATCTCCCGCTGCAGATGAGCCCACAAGGGCGAGATTTCAGCGGCTACCGTCGCAAGCTTTGCGTGGTAGGAGGCGCTCAAGTCCGGGTGATACTTGGCAAGGTACGCCGCCCTGCCCTCGCTCCACCAAGCCGGGCACGTCGCGCACTCGGGCGACTGAACGCCGTTTTCGTAGACGCGGCAGATCGGAGCGCCAACCTGACGGAGATAGGCGAATACGTCGGCGTCGGACCATTCCAGAAGCGGCAGCCACAAGTCGTAGCCCATACCCGTTGGACCGTTTTCAGCCGGCAGCCGGGGCATGTCGGCGCGCTTGGTGCCACGAATGACGAGCGCCACGCCATCGGCGGCCATGCGGGCGTGCATCGGCGCCATAATGTTGGAAGCGCAGCAGTCGAAACGGTCAACAAGGCGGCGAGAGCCAATCCCTATGGCATTCCCGGCGGGCGTGCAGGTCGTCGGCACAAGGTCGCTTGGCAGGCCGAACCGCTCATGCCAGTCGGCCACGTGGGTTTCGATGCGGACGAACCGGGGCACCAGCGCCTCGATGCCGTCCACAATCTCGCGGACTTCCGGTAGCAAATCCCCCGTGTCTACGTGGTAGAATGTCAGCCGGTCCCAATGCGGACGCAGGAGATGGGCCAGCGCGAGGCTGTCCTTGCCCCCACTGAACTGCAGCGCGATATTCCCGACCGAATCAGGAGGAAACAGAATGCGGCTTTTGATGGTGGTCATGCTGGCAGCCCTTGCGGGTTGCGCGCCGACAGTAGATGCGACCGAGCTTGGTGGCGTGGTGAACTATACGACAACGCCAGGAGGCGCGATCCAAGCCGCGAACGCGCATTGCCAGAAGTATGGGCGCGTGGCGCGGGCGACGCAGATTTCCCACTACACGGGATACGTGACGTTCTCTTGCGAGCGGCCGGATCGCTCATAGGAACATGCCCCCGGCTTGGATTGCCGCCCCTCCCAAGCCGAATAGTCCGCCCATCGCGGCGTCCGAGCTTTTCTGCTGCATCTGCTGTTGAGCAAGCTGGCCTTGGTAGGCGTTCCAATAGTTCCCGCTTACGTCCGTCGGCGCGACCTGCGTCTGTGCAACCTGCGAAAACTGCGGCTGCTGCACGCCCGTCCCGGTGCCCATCAGGGCTGCCACCTCATTGATCGGCTGTGTCCGTAGCGCCGTCATCTCCTGAATAGCGCGGTCGCGGGTGTTGCTCTCCAGCCCGTACTGCTGCGCGGCGGCGTTGCCTGCCTGCACATCGGCACCAAGCCTGAAGTCGTTCACGGAGCGGCTGTAATCGTCCTGTGCGGCCTTCCAGGCGTCGGTGCCTAGCGAGATACCCTGATTGGCAAGCCGCTGGTTCAGGGCGTCCCGGTCGCGCTGCATCTGCGGCGCGTTGCGGTCCTGAATGGCCTGCAACTGCTGGCGCCGGTAGTCCTCGTTATAGGTCGGAGCCGGGGCGAGGCCGTCATAGCTGTAGGGCTTGGACGTGGCATCGCCAATGCGGCCAACGTACTGGTTGGCCAGATCCGACGTGCCCTGCGTTAGCTGCTGTTGGCTATCGTAAATCTTTTGCTGGCCAGGGCTTAACTGCGTCGTTTCCGACCAGATCGGGACGTTCGTTCCGCCCACGTCCTGCGAGCCCGTCACGGCATAGGTCTTAGACCCGTCCGGCCCGTACTGGTTGACGCGGTTCAGGTAAGCGTTCGCAACCGCCGTGTTGACGTTGCTCTGCGTCTGCTGCTGCGAGACGTACTTAGGATCAGGGGCCGGGGGTGCTGATGCGCTCTTGCTGCCCATATGCCTGCGTTCCGGTTGGACGACGGACCTTCGGGCGGGGATTTCTCCACCGGGCCTCGAATTCCGACTTCGTCATTCCGCAAATGCAGGCATGAACGCCCTTGGCATATTGATGCCGTAGCGTCCCTTCCGGCTTCAGGCCAATCCCTTCGTTGAAACGCAAAGCGCGCTTGTTCGTGGAGGGAGTAGCCGTCACTACCTTCCTACAAGCATACTGTAGAAATGGTATGCTCAACAAGGTAGAAATTGTGCGACGGGTTGCCCATTTCGGGCTCGCCGCCGCAAATGAAATCTCACAGGTGCCATACCACGTCTTACCGTCGATCTCTCGCGGCGCGGTGTAGTTGTGATAGATGCACACCGCCAGGAGCGGAAACGTCAGATCACCGCCGCCCACGACGCCCACCGCCTTCATGCTTTGGCTCGGCGTAAGGTGCGGGATGCGATGGGCCGCCCACTCCAAAAGCTTCAGATTCTCGGCGTCGTTGCTCGGGAAAAAGATTGTATGACTCACACGCTCACCACAGTTTCCCAGCCCGCCCCGGTGTTCTGGCAGAGCTTGTTGAGGGTGCCGTCATAGACGAGCGTGCCTTTGACGTTCGCCATTGCGTTCTTCTCTGCCGTCGTGATTGGCGTGAGTCGGACGGAAGCGAAGGCGCCCGCGCTATCCATTCCCGCCCCCGTCAGCACGGCGTCAACGGCACGCCGGAACAGTTCCTCGCTGGGCTGGAAAATGGGGATGATCGCCATTACAGCGCCACCCGCTGGCCGACTTCGTACTTCAAGTCGAATGCATTCAAGATGACCTGAATGCCATTGCTCTGGCCGCCCATGTGGACAGACGCAGTGGTGCCAATGCCGGTGGCCGCGTACCAGTTATTATAGGGGCTCGCGCCGTCGCCCCACATGCCAACGTCCCACAGGGACGTATCCCACACGCCGCCTTGCGCGCCCGCCGCCAGGGGGAAAGCGTCAGTGGATAGCGGCTGGTCGTTCCTGTAGTCCACGTTCATACGGATTGCCGGGACCACCTGCCCGCCAGCCGTGAACAGCGGGCGAATCATGGTCATTCGTGACACGCCACCGGACCGGCCGTAGGTCTGGAAACTGGTCTTTACCTGCCACGAAATGCCAGCGGTGCCGTCGGAATAGCCCGACTCCGCGCGGTAGACCGTGCCATCGCTGCGGCCATAATATGGGTCCTCGTTGTATATCCCCCAACACGTCGCGTTGAGCGGCGACGCGCTTTTGCCGTAGGTCGCCCAAGCGCCGGTCTGGACGTTCACCACGAACTGAAACGCCGTCGTGCTCGAGGTCGGGACATTTATGAGCGCCATACGGGAGCGCGGGTAGGACGCCATAGACCAGCCGGTGAGCGCGCCGTAACTGGTGTATGCATCAAGGATGCCTTGGTCGATCCGGTTGGTAATTGCCTGCCGGGTCGCTGCCGCCTGCCCACCGGCCATAAGCTGCCGGGTACTGACAACGGCCGATTCCGTGACAATGGCGAGGTCGCCCGCGATGTTCGCCGTGCTGCGGTTGCCGATAGGCGGTGCGCCGTTGTAGACGCCCACCAGCGCCCACGTATTGGCGGATGCCGGGTCGTCTCCCTGGTAGACCGCCACCTGTCCGTGGCTGCTCACAAAGGCCAGATAGTCGTCGGAGCCAGAGCCCCCGTCCCGGCTAACCGCGCCAATGGCGATCAGCTTGCCGCCGTCCGTGAACGTGTCGCCAAGTTCAAAAGACGAGGCCGCGCCCGCAATGCTCGCAGTCGGCAAATACCACGCCTTTGTCGAATTGTTCTGCACGAACCAGATGCGCGACTTGTGCAGGCACGGGAAATTCAGCGTCGAGATTGTGACGTTGGTAATCGCGGGCGTCGTCCAGCTTGTGCCGTCGTAGTTGCGGACCGAATTAACACCATTCGCCAGCACAAGGAACGCGCCACCGGGCGTGGTCATCATGGTAGTCTGCCAGTATCCGGAGCCCAAGCTACTTACGACGGCAGCCCCTACGGCGCCCGTGGTGGTGATGTCGTAAATGTCGGTCGGAGACGCCGCGAACAGCTTGCGGCTGGACGGGCCGGACCACTCCATGATGCTTTGCACGGAGCCATTGATGCCCGTGGCGTAGCTTTGGGTGCCGTTCCTGACGCGGAGGTAGGTTGCCTCGGGAAACATGTTGTCGAGGATCAGCGCGTCGGCCGGTTTCATGGCCGCGATGCCGTCGCGGAGGTTGAGCCCGCGCGTAGAGGCCGGAATCTGAACCGTTCCCATAGCCGGGCCTTGGATGCGGCGCGGCGGCGTGCGGATGGGCGCGATGTAGGCCATTAGACGGACCAATTCCCCTCAGGAACGACAATGCCGGGCCGGCGAGCCCACCACCTGTCACCGCTCGCAAGGTTCTGTGTGGAGCGCGGCGAGTCGCCCGATAGTTCCTGCCGGCGCTGGAGGTCGAATTGCTCGTATGCCGCCTGCGAAGCCAGCCCTCGCGCATCAAGATAGCGGTACATAATGGCGAGCGTCATGATCCGCTCGGACAGCACGCCCGTATCGGTGTCGGCCAGCCATTCCGACTGTCCTACGCCCGCGTTCGACTGGCACCACAGGTTGGACGTGTAGGCAAAAGCGAACGTCTCGCCCGCCTCCGGGATCGGCTGGACGAGGATGTCGTCGCCTTCCATATAGAACACGTCCATCACCGGGAACGTGTCGAAAGCCTTCCAAGCCTGCCAGAGTTGCGGGTCAATCGGCCCCCACAGCGGGCGACGTGCCGAGCGGTTCCAAAAGGACTCGTCCAGCCACTTGCCCAAGTCCGACGGCACCATGCCCGTCTGCGCTTCCTGGGCCAGCGTCGTGAACACCTTCTGGCGACGCAGCTTCCGCCAATCGCCATACTTCATCAACTCTGTGCCTTCCTCATTCGCAAAGGAAAGCATCTGCTGCACGGTGGCATCGGTGGACGTGACCACGACGTTCGGCACCGGCTCGCCCACGCGCCGGCAGACGTTGGCAATCATCGTGAGCAAACTCATGCTTGCCACCTCGTATTAAAGGCCCCGCGCCACTGTTCCGGCAAATAGCGCGGGTCGGTCATGGCGTCATAGGGCTCGGGAATGGTGCCGGGTGCAGGCTCTGGGCCACCCCAGCCCTGCCCTCCGGCCTGCTGTTCCGGCATCGGCGCGGCCTGCGCGGGCATCGGGGCCGGGGCAGGCATAGGCGCGGGAGCCGGGCGCGGCTGCATGTAGCGGTCCATCGGCAGGGAGCCGCCGGGCTGCTCAAAGGGCGGCAGCGCCTGGCTGTTTCGCGGGCCTGCATACGGGGGCAAGAATGCGTAGGGGTCCGACTGTGGCGGCGTTAGCGGCGGCAGGCGCATCGGCGGCAAATAAGCCGACGAACTTCCCGGCGCAGCGAAGTTGGGCATGGCCGACGGCGGAACGGTGGCACCGGCTGCCGCGTTCGGCATGGGCGACATGTTGGGGTTTGCACCGGCCGCAAAGTTGGGCATAGGCGAGGAATTGGCCGGAACACCGGCCATCAGGCGCGCAAGCCGCTGGCGGGGCTTCTGATCCATCATGCAGCCTTTCGGGGGCGACCAACCGGGCGCGATACATGCTCGGACGCGAAGGCGCCCGCAGCATCCGCAGGCATTGGCGCCGGCTCGATCTGGTGTTGCGCCATAAACTCGCGCATGGCCTTGCGGTCGTCCTCGGCTTCCTTGGTGAGCCGCTCGACTTCGGCCGATAGCCGGGCGTTTTCCTTCGCCAGCTTCGCGCCCTCACCGTTCAGCGAGGCAACAAACGCCGCAGCGGTCGCCCGCAGCTTCGGACCGTCCGGCCCCAGCTTGTGAATGTTCTCGTCCGTCAGCTTGGCCAGATCTTCGACGCTGAACACGTTGATTGACTTGCACTTGGCGATCTGGCCGACGCTGATGCCGCCCGCCCAGCCTTCAAGCGCGTAGCCGTCCGTCACGGCCTCAAGGCCGCCCTTCCAGCGGTTGTAGTGCGGCTCCAAGGCGTCCCAGACGCAGGGCTGTGCTTCGGGCCTGCCGCGCATCGCCTTGGCGTCCTTGACCAGCCGGGCGACCTTCTCGGACTTCTCC